GAAAAGCTTCTCAAGGTTGGCGTGGATAACAAAATTGACAACATTTAAGTATAAACCTGATGGTGATGTCCTAAAGGAGTTTATGAAGGATGATACTTTCTTTCGTGGCATTCGCGGTCCTGTTGGGTCTGGTAAGTCTGTTGGCTGTTGCGTTGAAGTATTTCGCAGGGCATTAGCACAGCAGAAAAACGAGGAGGGTATACGCCGTTCTCGCTGGGCTATTATTCGGAATACAAACCCGCAACTTCGGACTACTACAATTAAGACTTGGCTCGATTGGTTTCCAGAGAACCAGTGGGGTAAATTCCAATGGTCTGTGCCATATACACACCACATTAAGCAAGGCGACCTCGACCTAGAGGTAATCTTTCTGGCTCTTGATAGACCAGAGGATGTGAAAAAATTGCTATCGTTAGAACTTACAGGCATCTGGATTAATGAGGCTAGGGAAATACCCAAGTCTATTATTGATGCTTGCACGATGCGTGTCGGACGTTTCCCATCTATGCGTGAAGGCGGGCCGAGTTGGACGGGGGTAATCGCAGATACTAACGCTCCAGAGGAGGATCATTGGTGGCCTATCATGTCCGGCGAAGTCCCAGTCCCAGATCACATACCCGCAGAAGAAGCAAGAATGCTGGTCGCTCCAGACAACTGGCAGTTCTACACTCAACCCGCAGGAATGAAAGAAACAAAGGACAAAGATGGCAGCGTCATAGACTACCTTCCAAACGAGAATGCCGAAAACCAAAAGAACATGTTGAAGAGTTATTACTCGAACCTGATACGGGGGAAAACGAAATCATGGATAGACGTTTACGTAATGAATCGCCTTGGAGCGATTAATGAAGGGAAGCCGGTATATCAAATGTTTGCACCAGACTTACACATCGCTAAAGAAGAAATACCAGTTGCATCGGGAGTTCCCGTTTTTGTGGGTCTCGATTTTGGTCTTACTCCTGCTGCTGTCTTTGGGCAGCGGGTTCGTGGTCGGTGGCTTATCCTCCAAGAGATTGTCGCATTCGACATGGGAATCGTGCGATTCTCAGAGTTACTCCGGCAGGAGATTGCTACACGTTATAGCGGGTGCGAAGTAAATATTATTGGCGACCCGGCTGGTGACTTTCGCGCGCAAACTGACGAAAGCACCCCGTTCCAAGTGTTGCGCGGTGCTGGCTTGATTGCACGACCCGCACAATCCAATGATGTTTCCTTGCGTATTGAGGCCGTAGCTGGCACACTAAACCGTTTGGTCGAAGGCAAGTCGGGTATCTTAATAGACCCGAGATGCAAAGAGTTGATCAAAGGTTTTGAAGGTGGTTATGGGTATCGGCGTATGCAAGTGTCCGGCGAACGTTATGACGACAAGCCCGATAAGAATAGATTCTCTCATATACATGATGCGTTACAATATCTAATGTTAGGTGGTGGCGAAGGACGCGAAATTCTAGGAAATAACAAAACCGCTAAACCATTTACTATGAAGCGGGACTTTGATATATTTACACGGAAACCCAAGCAAACGAAACAAAGTTTTTGGAATAGGATGAAATAATGGGACTGCCTACCTTTATGATAGAAAAGCGGCGGAAGCAACTTGCCGAACAACAAAAGGCTAAACAACTGAGCCTTATTCAAAGCCTTGACTTAAATAAAGGTGTTGATCCTGATATTGCTTCTGCTGTTGCTAGAACAATTATGCCCGTTAAGCAGCCAGCACGTAAACGCCCTCCTAGTATTCGAAAAGCTGCAGAAACAAAAGCTTTTGAAAAAGCTTACAAAGCAAGAACCTCTGAAATACAAACATTTGTCGAAAGTCAACCAGTCCTAAAGGAGGCTGTTGCTGCTGGCTCAGACCCTAGAACTATTCAGGCTATTCGCAAAGAGTTAATTGATACCTACACAGAAGGAGATATAAAGGCTTCAAGGATTCAGGGCGGTAAATCTCAATATAGAGATATAATACGAAGACGAATAAGAGAGGTTGAGCGTCCTCAAGAGGTTGCAAAAGTTGCAGAAAAATTAAAAGCTGACATAGCCGTTCAACCAGAACTTGAGCAAATTAGACAACGTCGCCGCCGTGCTGTTGAACAACAAGCTTCTCTTTTGCGCCGCACTACTGGTCGCCGTGCTTTGCTTGCTAGCCCCACTGGTGGTGCTGGTTTCTTCGGCGGTTACTTTAAGGGTTAGATAAATGCACGAGACTGCAAAACATTATATTAAGAAATACGAAACTGCGCGGACTCAACGCACACCTTTCGAGGATTTGTTTCAAGAGTGCTATGACTATGCCCTGCCACAGCGCGAGGGCTTTTACTTTAATGCGCCGGGTCAACGCCGTGATGACCGCATCTTTGATGAGACTGCGGTAGTCGGTGTTCAAGAGTTTGCATCGCGCTTGCAGTCTGGCCTTGTTCCAAACTTTGCACGTTGGTCTGACTTGGTTGCTGGCTCAGAAGTGCCGCCCGAAGAAGCCGATGAAGTAAACAATAGCCTTGATGAGGTTACTGAATATATCTTTGAGATTCTTGCAAACAGCAACTTTGCCCAAGAGGTGCATGAATCATTTATGGACTTGGCTGTCGGAACTGGTTGCTTGCTAGTGGAAGAGGGTGATGCAGTAAACCCAATTCGTTTCAGTGCAATCCCCCTTCCTAAAGTTGTGCTTGAGAACGGGCCGGATGATCGAATCGACCACGTATATCGTGAGCGTGAAGTGCGTCACTCTGATATTAAGATTGTCTATCCGAAAGCAAAGCTGTCGCAAAAGACGCAGGATATGGCAACTAAAAAACCCGATGAGAAATGTAAAATTCTTGAGGTTGTGTGCCGCTTGTATGACAAGCCAAATCAAGAGCGTTACGGATACTATGCTATTGACAAGACACATGGCGAGTTAATCTATCAAGAAATCTTTGAGGGTGTGGGTAGTAATCCGTTTATTTGTTTCCGTTGGTCGAAGGCTTCTGGCGAAGTGTATGGTCGCGGCCCGTTGGTAAACGCATTGTCTGCAATCAAGACAACGAATCTTACAATCCAGCTTGTGCTAGAGAATGCGCAAATGGCAATTTCTGGTATCTACCAGATGGATGATGATGGAATTATTAATGTCGATACTATCAATCTTGTGCCGGGAACTGTTATACCTAAAGCGCCGGGTTCAGGCGGCTTGCAGCCGATTGCTGCCGCCGGAAGTTTTGATGTTGCCAATCTTGTTCTTAACGACATGCGCCTGAATATCAAACGTGCTTTGTATAATGATATGCTTGGTGATCCCAACCGCACCCCCGCTACTGCCACTGAGATTGCAGAACGCATGGCTGACTTGAGCCGCCGTATTGGTTCTGCCTTTGGTCGCTTGCAAGCAGAGATGGTGCAGCCAATTCTACAACGTGTAGTGTACATTTTGCGGAAGCAAGGCCGCATTGATCTTCCAACAGTTAATGGTCGCGAAGTAAAAATACGGAGTGTATCTCCTTTGGCGCAAGCCCAATCTAATCAGGACATCACAACTGTTGCTCGTTTCCTTGAGGTTGTCGGCGGTAACTTTGGGCCTGACATGGTTAATCTTCTCGTGGATTCGGAAGAGGCCGCTGTGTATTTGGCGAAGAAGTTTGGTGTGCCAGACAACTTGATACGAGATGAAGCTGATAGACAACAGATTCAAGAGATGCAACAAATGATGGCGCAAATGCAGCAGCAAGGCGGTGTGGTATAAATGTCACATATTGGAGTAGACGGGTATCCTCGCCCGCAAAAAGAGGATGAAAAAATCTCGCAAGATATTAAAGGCCTGTTTAATAATCCAGCAGGTAAAGAAGTTCTCGGCTATTTGCGGTCAGTCACACTTGATGCCGTAGCTGGCGGAGGCATTAGCGATGGCGAACTCCGACACTTGGAGGGTCAACGCTTTATAGTCGCGCTAATTGAACGGCGCATTAAACACGCAGAAAAGGTAGAAAGTAAATGAGTGAAGCAACAGATAATGTGGAAGCACCAGCTGAAGCACCTGAAGCCGTAACGACTGAGGTAGCCGAAAGCCGCCCTGAGTGGCTTCCAGAGAAATTTAACACACCAGAGGACTTGGTTAATTCCTACTCTTCCCTAGAAAGCAAGCTGGGCAAGGGAGAAACAGAACTTCGTGAGTCGATTATGAACGAAATCGAGTCGGAAGCTTTTGCTAATCGCCCTGAAAAAGCTGGTGACTATACCTTGCCGGAAGGCATGGATGAACTTGCAACTGATCCTAATATTGAGTGGTGGTCAAACTTTGCTTGGGAAAATGGTTTTAGCCAAGATGAGTTTAATGAAGGTCTTTCACGAATGCTGCCCCCGCAACCTGACTTGGACGCTGAAGTTGAAAAGCTTGGTGACAATGCAAATGCACGCATTGAGGCTGTAGCCCTTTGGTCGCAAAAGAATGTTCCGGCTGAGTTTGAGTCTGAAATTATGCGTATGGGTGAAACTGCCGAGGGCGTTCAACTTCTTGAGCATTTTATGTCTGCTCTTTCAAGCGGTGGTGTTAGCGGAGATGCAACAACTCCGACAGTGCTTGGCAAGCAAGAACTTGAGTCTATGATGAAAGATCCACGCTATTGGGACAATACTCGTCGTGACCCAGCTTTTGTTCGACAGGTTGACGAAGGTTTTGCAAAACTGTATAAATAAAGCATTACAGAAGACCCTCCTGAACACCGCCTCTCCCCTAGTAGGCGGTGTTCTTTTTTGTTGCCAAAATATCACATTTAAGGCATTATTCTCCTGTTAGCGGCCCGTAGATAGCGGATGGCCCGGAAACGGATAACCAGATGATGCGATGCTCGGACAACCAATCCTGACATAATTGAAACTCTAAACTGGAGATAAACAATGGCTAATACTATTGATCAAGCCTTTATCACGCAGTTTGAATCTGAGGTTCACTTGGCATATCAGCGTATGGGTTCGAAACTTCGCAACACCGTCCGCCAAGCCACTGGGGTCGTAGGTTCTACTGCTAAATTCCAAAAAATCGGTAAGGGTGCTGCCCAAACCAAAAGCCGTGGCTCTGACGTTACTACAATGTCTAGCCCTGCATCTGGCGACCGTCTGGTTCACAGTAACGTAACTGTTACCCTGACGGATCACTATGCACCGGAATACATCGACAAGCTGGACGAAATCAAAACGAATATTGATGAGCGTCAAGCTGTTGCTCAATCTGCTGCATATGCACTGGGTCGCAAAACTGACGAGCTGATTTACGCTGCTATGGATAGCGGCGCAAATAGCACGGCTATTGCTGACACGACTGGTGCTTTGGTGAAAGCTGACCTCTTGACTCTGTTCGAAACCTTTGGTTCGGCAGACATTCCTGAGGACGGTAATCGTTACCTCGCCATGAACCCGGCTGGTTATGCTGATCTGTTCAACATCACTGAGTTTGCTTCTAGCGACTTTGTTGGCGATCAAAACCTTCCGTTTGCTGGCGGCATGAGCATGAAAGAATTCCTTGGCTTCAAGGTATTCTCAACCTCTGCTGTTACCGCTGGTAAAAACATTGCTTACCACTCCTCGGCTGTTGGCCTTGGCGTTGGTGCTGATGTTGCCACCGAAGTGAACTATGTGCCGCAAAAAGTTGCACACTTGGTCACTGCTCACATGAGCATGGGTGCTACTGTCATTGATGACAATGGTGTCTATGAGGTTCTGGACAACAACTAGGTCTGGTAGGGGAGCGGTGGGAAACTGCTGCTCCCCCCTTTTTAAGAGGTAAGCATGTCATCTACAGCCGCAACCACTGCTATTGATATTTGCTCACGGGCATTGATTCTGATTGGTGCAGATCCAATTACATCATTTACCGAAGATACGACTGAGGCTCTAGTGGCCTCAAACTTGTATGAAGATGTTGCTCGTTCTCAGCTGTGCCGGACACGCTGGCGTTTTGCTACCGAGCAAGCAGAACTGGCTGCACATGCAGATGCTCCTACTGGTCGCTTTGATATTGCACATCAGTTGCCGACCAATCTTCTTATGATTAACGCTATCACTGTTGAAGATCAGCCGATTAAATACACAGTGTATGGCGACATGGTTTACAGCAATAGTTCATCTGCCGACACTTTGGTTTGTGATTATATCTATCGCGCTGATGAAGCTGAATGGGCTTCATATTTTATTATTGCGCTTGAGCATCACCTTGCAGGAATTTTTGCTACATCTATTGCGCGTGACGCTGGCCTTGCCAGTTTGTTTGAAGCAAAGGCTGATGATCTTATGCGTAAGGCTAAGAGCATTGATAGTCAGCAACACACTACACGCAAACTTACAACTTCGAGGTTCTTGACTGAAAGGCACTCATAATGGCTAAAGTCAAGATTCCGTTTAACAGCTTTCAGTTTGGTGAATTAAGCCCGTCATTCCTGTCTAGGGTTGATACGCAACTCTATCAAGCTGGCGCGCAGAAGGTTAGAAACTTTCTAATCCTGAACGAAGGCGGTGTAAAGAAACGACCCGGCACTGAGTATATTTATCAGTTTGGCACAACAAGAGTTCCTGCCAATGAGATGGAAATTAGGATTGAACCGTTTATCTTTTCTGATGACGAGCGTTACATTTTTGCCTTCAGCAATAACAAGCTGGAAGTATTTGGCGTTACTGCTGCTGGAGTAGTTGACACCAGCCCAGCCGCCACACTTACAAATGGTGTGTCGAGCAATGTGTGTCCGTGGACAACTGCTAAACTCAAAGAAATAACCATCGCTTCATCTGCTGACGTAATGATTGTGTGCCATACTTCTTTTAATCCTGTAGTTATTCGTCGCACTGGCAGTGATACATTTGAGGCGCGCAACTTTGTATTTGATGTAGATGTATTAGACAGCAATGTTTCTGCGCCTAAACAACCCTACTATGACTTTCATGCTCAAGGTGTTACCATTACGCCGAGTGCTTTTACCGCCGGAACAGGCCGCACATTAACAACGAGCAGCGATTACTTTACGACAGCAAATGGTGAAAACTGGGTTGGAAAATTTATTCTTGTCGGCAATGTCCCGTGTGAGATTACTGCTAGGTCAAGTAATACAGTGGTTACGGTCAAAATCCCTACGGGCGGGATTTATCGAGAGTTGCCGCCAGATAGTGTTGAAGTCTTTGGTGGTATTGATGATGTTCGTGTTACTATGGCTCTTCATAATTTATCAGTTGGCGATAATTTTACTATCACTAGGGTTGGCCCTTTGGGAGGCATCTCAGCCTCGAACATAGAAGGCACATTTTCTGTAACAGAAGTTCTCGATGAGAATACATTTGAGTATGCAACAACTCATAATGCTAATACCTCTGCTATTGGTGGGGGTAGTGTTCGAGTTGCAACGACATCTGCTACTACAGAATGGTATGAACAATCATATTCAGATATTCGAGGCTTTCCCGGCGCGGTTGTCTTTCACGAGGGTCGCCTTTGGTTTGGTGGTACAACTTCGCAGCCCGATCATATATGGGCAAGTAAGTCTAACGACTTTTTTAACTTTAATGTAGGCACGGGGGCTGATAACGATGCGATTGATGTCGGTTCTAATTTTGGTGAGTTTAGTCAAATTAGGCATCTTGTATCTAATCGTGACCTCCAAATTTTTAGTGCATCTAACGAGTCTTATATCCCAGCTTTTACCGAAAAGCCTATAACCCCCTCAAACGTCCAAATTAAGCGTCAGACGCCCTTTGGCAGTTCCTTTGCACGACCACAGGCCTTTGATGGCGCAACCATCTATACGCAAGCTTCTGGGGCTATGCTGGGGTCTTATGTCTATAGTGAAGTAGAGCAAGCTTACAATACACAGAATGTAAGCCAGACTGCTGGACACTTGATGCTAGACCCTATTCAGTCTGCTTCTATTAAGGGTGGCTTTGACCGGGCTGAGTCTTACCTGTTCTTGATTAATCCCGCAGGAACAATGTCAATATTTTATTCTTCTCGTGGAGATCAGAAAGCGGGATGGATGCTTTGGGATACTGCTGGTGAGTTTCACAGTGTTTGCGCGCTTGATCGTCAGTTATTCTGTGTGTCTGTTCGAGATGAGGGTGATGGAACAAATCGCTACTACTTGGAAGAGTTTAAAGAAGAAATGCCTATGGATTTTTGCAAAGAGTTTTCTGGCACAGCAAGTGTGTTTGATGTCAGTTCTGTGTTTTCAAATGGCGCAGAAGTTAAGGTTGTGAGTGGCACTGACTATCTTGGTGAATACACTGTTGCTAGCGGCAATGTAGATGTTAGTGCTGTTAAGACCGGATTGACAACTGCATATATCGGTTATCAGTTCAATCCTATTCTTAAAACCCTTCCTATCGACCAATTTATTCAGGGCGACTCAATGACAGGTCGGCCTCGTAAGATTGACATGGTAACGCTTGATTTGTTGGATACTTTGTCTGTTGCTGTTAATAATAAGAATATGATTTTGCGAAATGTAAATGACGATTTCTCTTTAGGCCGGACAGCGTTTACTGGCTATAAAGAGTTTCGTTTGATTGGTATTAGTCGTAGTCCCACTGTTGAGATTACGCAGTCCGTTCCGTTTGACTTACAACTGAACGGCATGGTTGTAGAGGTGAGTTTCTAATGGCTTGGCAAGTAGCAGCAGCATTTCAATTAGCTGGTGGTCTCGGCTCTGCTAGAGCAAAACGTAAAGCAGCGCGTGAAGCACGGCGACAAGCGGCTGCGGAAGCTGCTGCGTTGCGCGCAGAAAAGTTTGAGGTTGCGGCTCTTGCAACAGAACAGCACGCAGATCGTATGGAGCAGTTTACTGATTTGGTTGCCACCAATGAGGCTCTTGCAGCATTTATGGGAAGAAGCGGCAGAAGTATTCAAGCCCTACAAAAACGTGAGCAGCGTAAATACGGTAAGGATGTAAATAGAATTAGACAACAAGAAGCTAGACAAAAAGAGTCTCTTGAGTCTCAAGCTAAAGCTGCGTTGGCTGCTGGTCGAGTTAAAAGTCGGGCATACAAATCTGCTGCAACTACAAGCCTTTTGACAACATTTGGCAAGGCTGCGGCATTGGCAGGGTCATCATCGCAAAAAACAAACTTTGGCGGTAGTAGTGGTGCATCATCTCCTACACCTAAAACTGGTATGAAACCACCTAGCGAGGTATTATCATAATGGTTGAGATAAAAAGAACTCCTGCTGGTCAACAAGTGTCTCGCCGTTTTATCGGCGTAAAAACACCACGAGTTAGTGCTGAAAAAGCATACTTGCAAGAAGCCGAAACATTTACTCAAGCAAGTAATATTGCTTATGAGTTTGCAAAAGATATGCAAGTTAAAGAAGCAAAGAAAGTTGCTTCTACAATATCTGTTCGCAATGAAAAGGGTGAAATAGAGTTTCCTAAACTGCCCGATAATCTTGGTGGATTCGGAACACCTGTTGCTACAGAAATTGCTCAGAAAAGATACTTGACTGCTGCTGGCAATGACTTTCGAGCATTTGCCGATAATTTAGCATTAAACTCTGCAAATGCCGATGACTACAAAAGAAATATTGCAACCTATGTTTCAGAAAATGCAATTAGAATGGAGGCATCTGGTGGTGCATCTGTTGTTCCGGCATACACTGAAACTGCCTATAGCTATGCTAGTCAACAAGCTTCTAAGATTGCTTTGCAGCAATACAAACAAAAAGAAACTATAGCTAAAGCAAATGCGCGTATGGCACATCAGGGAATCTTAGCCGACATTAGGTCATTACGTAGAGATGGCACAGAAGAAAGCCTTAAAGAGGCAGAGTTTCTTGAAGGAATATACCGCCAAGAACTTTTAAACTCTATGGTCATGCAGGGCTTAACACAAGAATATGTAACAGAAAGAAACAGAGAACTTGACGGCTCTAAGGTTGTTGCTGATTTTCAGAGAGCAGTAAAAGATTTGTCATTACGAGAAACAAAAGAACTTCAATATGCTTTAGAAACTGGCACTTACAATAATGCAATTAAAAAAGCATTCCCAGATCTTATTGCTGCACGTGAGGCGTTGCCAGAACAGGTTGTGTCCACAGTTAGTAGTGCAATTAATCAAACGGTAACGCGCTTAAACGGGTTGTATGAAAACTCAACTAAAGTAGCAAATGCTTACAAATGGGCTACCCAAGATGGCGCATTTGGAAATAGGAAAACTGAGCGTGGTTATTCTGAAATATTGTTGTCCGAAGAATTTGGCGATGTAAGTTCAATGGCTGCTCTTATTTCTAATCCTAATTTAACTAAACCAGAGTTTGCAGCAAGAACTAGACAGTTTGGCGCATTGCCAACAGCAATGCACGATGCAATAGAATCTTTAGCGCATGGTTCATCTATTGAAAATATTACAGATGTTCAGGGTTTGCGTGCCTTGCAAAGGGCTACGTTAAATGCAATTACAAATGAAGATGGGACGATTCAAGATAAAGCTTTAAGCCCTACGGCTTTGGGATATTTGTTTGCTATCGAAGAACACGTTAGGGCAAATGGTTCTAGCGAACAGTCTTTATTAAACGCATTTCAGACAATTCCACGACTGTTAGAAGATGAAGGGCAAGCCGCTATTCGTATTGCTAAAAAACTAGACATAGCAAAGCCCGGCAAAAAAGATGCCGTTGAGTTGGCTAGAGATGATTTAATGTCAACCTACTCTAATTGGAATCCAGACTCATATAACGAATATGGTTCTGTTTACGCTATGCTTTTAACACAAACGTCTAAAGATGTAGCCCGTGATAAGGTTGAGGCTCTTTATAATTCAACGTATCAAGAGTATTCCTATCATTATCCTACATATGGGGATTCAAGCAAGTTTAGGTATACGCCTAAATATTATTACAGCAATCCCTTAGACCACTTAGAGTTTATTGAACAAATGCAAGTTTTGGGAACTGCTGCTTATACACAAGCTGGCGGTGAGGTAGAGAAGCCTGTGCTTGGTGTTCACTTCTACATTAAAAGCAGTCCATTTAACCTTCCCGAAAGAGGTGAGTTTGTTATTACTGATGCAAATGGTAGGCCTTATCTTAATGAAGAAATGCGTCCTGTTATGATTTCAACAGAAACAGTATCAACTGCTAAAACAAACTTGGAATATGCTCAAGAGGAAGCGGCAGATAATGTTCGTATTGCAGAATTGTTGGATAGGATTGCTGACTTGCCAATGTTGAAAGATATTGAAGATCCATTTTCAGAGGGCGGTCCTCCGTTATTTGGTCTCTAATGGTTAATAAATACGCACCATATTCATACTCAAATATGATTGGGGAAGTTAAGGAGCGAGGGTTTTTTCAGAATCTTGGCACTGCTTTGGCCTACCAACTTAGCCCTATTGTTACAAGAACAGAAGAAGAATACTTTTTTGGTGATTTAGAAAAAGACCCAAACTTTGACTGGCGCGATGAAATTGCTGGCTATGAAAACTATGCCATAGAATTGCGTAGAGCAAAAAACTCAAAGCACATGGATTTTATCAAAGGGCATATTGATAAAAGCAACCAAAGACGCGCAAACCTTTATGACTTGCCGTGGTATGCTCCATCTCAATTTGTTGCCGCTTTATTTGATCCGGCTAACATTGCCTTTCCTATCCCAATTATGGGAGCAACAAAGAAACTAGCACAAGGAACTCTTAGCTTGGGTGAGGCTGCAAAAGCCTCTGCTGCTGGTGGTTTTGCTGTTGGTGTTGCTAGTGAAGCTTATCGCGCGCCTTTTGATCCTGCGGCTACAAGAGAGGAAGTCTTTGCTAATGTTTTGACAACAACAGCACTTGGCACTGTTTTTGGTTCTTTCCCTACCGCAGTCAAAGGGATGAATCCAGCTATTCAAAAGAGTGTAGATAAAGCGCGTCAGCTTGCCAGTTATCGCGGAACATTTAATGGTAAATATGAAGACTTTAAAGTAAGGCAGTCATCTAACATTAATGATGTTATCGAAGCTTCTAATCAAAAACGTAAAGACATTGAAGAGGCAAATATTCCTCCATCGGCTGATGATTTTAAACTAGCAAGTGAAGATGATATTCCTGTCAAAATTGATGATGACGGAATCTTTATCAATATGGAAAAAGTCTATGATGACTTTAATGATAAGGTTTATGC